CCAGCAGCGCGCGCAGGGCGCCGGTCAGGGCCGCGCTCAGTCCGCCAATCAGGTGCGGCAGGCCAATGGCGAACACGCCGCGCCACGGGATGAATTTAAACTCGATGATCCAGTCGAGCTTTGTCATCGTCTCGTCGCCATCTTCCCAGTTGCGGTACAGGCCGATTACCTCCGAGCTTTGCTCGTCGATCATCATGATGTACGGGGCCATCTTGCCGCCGGACTCCTTGTCGTCTTCCAGCTCCAGCCAGGTGTAGACGTGGTACACCTTGCGCAGGCCGTCCTCGTTGTCTTGAAACTTGCGGCCTTCAATCTTGTCGTTGGCCTTCTGCGAGCGGGTCTGCTCGGGTTCTTGGCCGGAAGTGACGTGGGTGCCGTCCTTGTACATGCCGCTGGCAATGCGCCGGTCGTACTCCCACTCGGTAATCTCGTGCACCTCAGCCGCGCGCTGGGCGGTGTAGAAGTTGCTGGCCGCAAACGGCAGGATCATGCGGTCAATGGGCAGGAACTCGATCACGGGCCGCTTCTGGTTCTCGTCGTACCAGAGCTTGAGGTACTGCGAGCCGCCCAGCGGTAGCTGGGTCAGCATCTGCTCCTGCTCGTCGCGGAACTCCTCAATCTGCTCCGTGATCTGCCAGTTCAAGAAATCGCGCTTGCGCTCGGCACGCTCGGTCTTGAGGTCGTCCACCTTGCCAAGGATCTTGGTGCGCACGGGGCCGTCTGGCGGGAACAGCTCCTTGATGGCGCGGCTGGCAAAGTCCACGCAGCCCTCGGCCATAACCGGATGCACCGCCTTGCTGGCGCCCATGAAGTTGGCACCACCGGGGGCGTCCTTGCCCAAACCGGTGCGCCGTAGGCCTTCCTCGTACTGCTTGTCGCGCTCCTCACGGGCGTCCTTGTCCTTATCCAGCAGGCTGATGTAGCGCATGCCCAGGGTGTCAAGCTCAAAGCCGTCCATCGACTCAGCCAAGTTGGAATAGAAGTCGGGGGACTCCTCCGGGCCGCTGGTCTCCATGCTCACCACGGCAGATCCGTCGGGCATCTCCATCACGTCGGAAATGTCCTCCGGCAGCTCCACGTCCGCAGAGCCGTCCTCGTTCAGGTCGGGGTCCATCTCGTCGTTTTGGTTGTCGTAGGTGTCAGCCATTATTTTGCTTTCCTGTTGATCAGCTCGTACTGCATCACGTCCATGTTGGGCGAGATTGTAACTTTCTCTTTGGCGGTGTCCGCTGCGTGCATGACAGGTTTTATGTCATTGACAGATTGCCATTTGTTAAAATAATTCATCCCTTTTCTTCCCCTATCCCAATTTTGTTCTGCGACTTTTCTTGGCATTTCTGCCACCATTTTTGGATCAAATAAGACATGCTCATTGGAATGTCGTAATTTCATTCCATCAAAACCCGCATTTTTTATTGCGGCAAAATCACCGTTTTCATAAGCTTTATCCAGTAAGGCATTCCCTCCCTTGTATATTTTTAATTTTGAAGAATCTATTGCATTGATTGCCCCAATGTTGTGCCTTGCGTAACTTTTTGCTTCAATGATGCTAGGCGTAAATGAAACGCTGGGAATTCCATTAACAATAACGCCTTGTTTATTTGCTGTTGGATTTGAAGTAAGTTCACCGCCGTGGTAAAGCACATCGGGCCCTTTGCTTTTATTTATAAACTCGGCTGTTTCACGTGAAACACTACCGCCTTCGTCGTAGCGGGAAGTGCCGCTTTCGGTTTTTGCTTCTTCCGGGTGGTAGCCCCACTCATGGATAGAGTCGGCGTTTGTCCACACGTGGCTGGCAGGCACGCGCATGCTGGCAACCTTGTAGTCGCCACGAAGAACGCTGTCGCCGTGTTGCTTGGCGTAATCCTTGTTAATGGCAACCCAATCACCCTTGCGGATCATGTGCTTGAGCGGCGCTTCTTGTTTCATCGCCTCGTTGTACACGCTCGTTGGGATTGCGCGATGGATGAACACCATGGCGTTTGGTTTGCCCTTGACCCTTGTAATCTTGCTGTACGCATCACGGTCTGTTGGATCGCTGGCATTGGCATAGTAGTGCAACCCCTTGGCACTATAGAAGTCTTGGGGGTACATACCATTGCCAGACACGTCGTGCATCTGCGCCCCAAAGTGTGGGCCGGGCGCTTGGTGTGAGCCACGATAGTCGTCATCATCGACCTCGCCACCCTCGTTATAGCGCGGGATGCCGTTCTTGAGCACGTCCTCGCGCATGGCTGGGGTGATGTCGAACGTGTGGACTGGTGCCATCTCTGGAGGTTGCGTGGCCGAGTATTCCTTCATCATTCTTTCTTGTTCTCGGTAGGGAATGCTGCCCCACATATATTCGGGAATGCCGCTTGCTCGAAGCATGTCGGTCTGGCTGTGCCCATTGGGGTCATCAACAACAATTTCCCCAGGTTGCACTTGCACGCCATGCTTCTTGCCAAACTTGTTCAAGAAGGTGGGCACCATCTTGTCGTAGAAACCTTTCATGCCCTCGCCACCAACTTCCAACTCTTTGCCTTTAATGACGTGTGATCCAGACAGCCCAACTGGTTGTTGCAGAAGGTTTTTAGTAACTTCTTTTCCAACATACTGTGGTAACTCTTCAGGCAATACGTTTCCTTTATTGAGCACTCGGAGCTTACCTTTTCCTAAGTAACCCGTTAATTTTTTTTCTTCTGGAAAATAATGCAACTCGTCAATCATGCTGCTCAAGCCATACCGCCTGGCCTGCTCCGCGCCCGGCGTCACAGCGATCTGGTCGTAGCCGTTCTCGGCGGCGTGCTGGATCATGGCCTTGAGCGCCAGCTCGTGCCAATCCTTGGCGTGGGGGCCGTATGGCACGCCAAAAGGTTCTTTTGCCATCAGGTGATCCAAATAGTTTAGACGAGCGTATTGCTCTTGCGTTCTATTGTTTGGGTCAATGCTGTCCAAAATACGCCACTCTTCACGCTCTTTGGCGGATGGCTCTTTGATTTTAGTGTCATACCCCTTCTCGCGCCCTTGCTGATGCCAGTCGGACTGGATTTCCTCAATGTGCAGAATTTTCTTTCCAGGGGCGCGGCTGTACGCCAACTGCAACATAGGGCGAAGGTGCTCAGGGTAATTTTCTATTGCGGCTTTTGCTTCTTCTACCGTTTTGAAATGCGGCCCCTTGAAACCGGATTTTTTATTTTGAAGGGTGTAGCCCATCTGTTCAGGACCAACACGGTCCTTTACCCGAACGCTAGCCAAGATGTTGGGCGTGCCCCCAAAGTGGTGGCCAACACCCGGAAAACCTTCACCCTTGGGCATGGGTGTGTGCAGCAGGATTTCGCGGTAGTTCTCGCCACCGGGCAGGGTGTAATCCTCATGGTGCGTCTGGCTGCCGGTCAGCTCGCGCTGCTTGAGCGGGAACTTGTTGGCTTGAGCTTTGAGCTTCTCCATGAACTCGGCTCGCTGCATCTGGGGCAGCGCCATGAGCGCCTGCAAGTCGCGGTCCTCAGCCTCAGCGGGCTTGTAGCCGGGTTTCTTTTGCAGCTCGGCCAAGTACTCCGCACCAGTGCCCTTGGGGCGGGTGACCTGCTCCATGAGCCGGTTGATGGGTGAGTACAGTCCGGTCATAGTGGGCGCTCCGTAATGCGGATGTAGTCTTTGACCGTGCCGCCTTCTTTTTTGGTGATATCTGGGTTGCTGGTGTCGTAAGTGCCTTGATTACCGATGGCAGACTTGACTTGGTGGGGGTGAAATGCCACGTATGTAGTTGCAGGTTGCGCATCAACTACCGCATCGCTTTCATTTACATTCTTAAAAATTACCCCATCATGTTTGTTTAATTTTTTTACAAAATGTACAAGTTCATCGGTGGTTATCTCATCTAAATTTTTAGGTATTTTAAGATAAGGATGTTTTTTGCTTATTTTTTGCGCTGGTAAATCGTTATAATCCGAACCTTTTGCGTCAATTATTAGCGGATTTTTTAACGCTATATGATATGCCCCAACAACAGCGCCGGGTTCATAATCTTCAGTTGACTTGTCTTTTGCAAATTCAGATGCGTTAGACGGGTTTGATGTAAACCAATTTCCAATTTGTTTTTGGTCTTCTACTCTTGACGATCCACGGTACACGCGCTCGGGCACCTTGCTTCCTTTTAGAAACTTTGCAAGGTTGGCGTCACGCTCGCGCGCTGACAGCACCTGTTTCATATCCTCCACCGACGGCGTGGTCGAGCCACCATCGGCCATGCGCGGCATGGGTTGATTAGGGCGCATGGCCGCCATGGCTTGGCCTTGGGGCGTCATCTGCAGGATGTTGCTGCGCGGGGCGCCGGGTGCTGGCGTTGGTGGCTGACCCGTTGGGGGCATTTGCCCTGCTGGCTGCCCTGGTTGGGGCGGCATTGCCCCCATCGGGGCAGCGGGCTGGCCCGGTAGGATCTGCTGGCCGGGCATCTCAGGCTGGAAGTCCACGCCGCCCACGGGCAGGCCTGGGCCGGTACCCGGTGCCACGTACTCCTTGACCTTCAGGTTGGGCGCCTCATTGACACCAACGTTCTTGAGGCTGGTCACATCCTTGAGGTTTGCCACCCTGTTGAGCATGACGTGTGCCAGCATCTCGTCTTGGGTGGGCTCGGCCTTGACCTCGCCGCCTTCAGCATAGCCGACAGTACCGCCTTCGGCTTTGCCCGCATAGGTCTTGCCCATTAGGATCATGTCGCGCGCGGTCTCCGGCGATACGCCAAGCCGATGCGCGGTCATCATGATGTTTTTGGCCAGCAGCTCTAGTTTGCCCGCACCAATGGGGGTATCTACGCCTGTCTGCGGCGCAAAAGTGCCCCAGGCCAGTGCCTGCGCGGGTACCGACTCGATGCCCAGCTTGCCTGCAATCTGGTTGCGCCACCAGGGGGATAGCATGGCCATCTCGGGATTGGTTACGCTGGCGCCCGGTATGGCCTGCTTGCCTTTGACGGTCTTCCAATTACGAGTGTCCGCCAACCCTACGGCGCGGGACCAGTGCGCATCGCCCACCGGTGTGGCCGTCTGAAACCCCGTCTCCGGCACGCCGCTGGCTTGGATGTACAACGGAACCTTGGGCGTCTTCATTGTCATCTCGCCCGACTCAAGGTACTTGGCCATGGGTCCGGCTTGCGCGGTCTTGTGGTAGGCGTGCCCCGGCACGTTGCGGATGTCCGCAGGGAATCGCCGGGTGCGCTTGCCCTCCGGCATTCCTGCGTACTTCAAAAAGTCTTTGAACCGGCCTTGGGTGTCCAATGCGTAGGCGGCAGTGCCCCGAGGAATTTCGGTCATTACCTCGCTGGCGGGTGATGCCATGCCAATCAGGTGGTTCAGCTTGTCATACTCACGCACGGCGGCTTCCATGCCAATAAGTTGCGCCATGCGCTGGAATGCGGGGTCGGTGATGTACCACGGCTCCATGCCGTGGCGCAGTGACTCGTGCTTCTGGGCCTCACCCAAAGTGTCCAGCAGCCGTTGCTCGTTCTCTTTGGTCATCACCCGCGCGGCAGCGGCTGCACCTTTTGGCTTGGCAGCGGCGCCCGGCAGCGTACCGGGCAAATTGCCTTTGCGACCTTGGCCCATCTCATAGAGATCGCCTCGAGTCACCCCGAAGAGCTGCTTAAGCGCCGGGTCTTCGGGTGCCACGCGGGACGCGGCCTTGGCGGCGATCTCCTTGGGATTTCCGTAAATGCCAGGGAAGGCCATGCGCTGCGGGTCTTTTACCGTTTGCAGCTTTGGGTTCAGGTTGGCCTTGGCAGCGGCAACGCGCCTGCTGTCTTGTACGTCGTCATTGTCAAAGTCCGAGTCTGCCATGGCTTGGTCCTGCGTGGTTTGCGGGCATTTTATACCGCATAGGGGTTTTCTCTCTTGCGCGGGTTGGCGTCGGCGTAGTCCTCCTCGTCCACCCAGCTTGATGGGAAGTCAATGGTGAGCCAGCCAGCGTCGCGCAAGTATCGCAGGGCTTGGCTCATGGCGTCAACAAAGTCGTCGTGGGCCGTGCCCTCAGGGAAGCTGCAGACCTGGCTGACCATGCCCTCGGCCCAGTCCCGCACGAAGCCTTTGCGGTTGCCCGATTCGGGTATCCATACGCGCCCGGCCTTGATGATGTTGGCCACGATGGAGAGGCGCTGGATCTTGTCGGCGCGCCCAGGGTTGTAGGCCTGCACCGGCACGCCCGCCCTGCGCAGGTCTTGTATAAGACTGATGCCCGCGCTCTTGTCCTCAATCAGCAGCAGGTCCACGCGCTTCTTGGCCTTGCCCTCACCGTAGACCGTCTCGTACTCGTCCAGGATCTTGGGCCGCAGGTCGGGGTACTGCAGGTGGTCCTGCCAGCAGTCGATCACCATCGCGCACATGCCGCCGTCCTCGGGTTTAAACACGCCGAAGGTGATGTGGGCGGTCGGGTCGTTGTGCGTCTTCTCGCTGGCGGCACAGTCCACAGACTGCACGATGTACTCAAAGCGCGGGAAGGGCTTGCCGTTGGGCCAGAGCTTGAACCAGTCGCGCTTGACGATGCCCGACTCCTCAGGGTCGATGATTTCGGCATGGATCTCCTGGCGCCCGAGCTTCGTGCCCTCGTACTGCAGGATCTGCTTTTGGAAACTGGGTGCGAGGTTTTTGATGTTGACGTAAGTGGACGCGGTGGTCACTACGACGTCGTCGCCGTTGCGGTCGATCAGGTCCATGACCACCGGCTTTGGCTTCGGGGTAGTGGAGCAGATGATCCGGGTGTGCGAGCCCAGGCGGACCGCGAACTGGATCATGTCCCAGGCCTCTTGCAGGTACTCCCACGCAGCCAATTCATCGAGCCAAGCGCCGTGCCACTGGCCACCGCGGAAGCGCTCGGGCTCGCTGGCCGGTATGCCCTTGATCAGGCTGCCATTGGTCAGCGTGATCTCGTGCAGCGAGCTGTTGTACTTCTCCACCAGCCCCGGCGGGATGACGGCCAGCAGCCCCGACTCGCCCTCGTAGCATGTGCCGCGCAAGTCGGCACTGGTGGGCGCCGATACCAGCCAGCGGGTGTTGGGCTGCTCCCAGGCCCACCAGCCCACGGTCTCCGCCGATGTGCGGGTCTTGCCGGAGCCGCGGCCACCCAGCATGAGCCATATGCCCCAGTCCGTGCCCGCGGGCTCGAGCTGGAACTTGTGGGCCTTGAGCAGCCACCTGGCGCGCCACTCGAAGGCCGCGCGCTGCTCGGGCTTGAGCTTGGCGTACTGCTCGCGGACCTTAGGGTCCTGCAGCAGGGCGGCTGCGCTACTCACTTGACTGTCGAGTAAGCGCGATGTTTTTCAGCAGCTCGCCGAACACGTCGAACGACACCTCAACGGCCACCGGATTCTCGTCATCACCAGCGACGATGGTCTTGTCGCCGTACAGGCGCGGATTCCATTTGGCCAGTAGCTTGAGGCGGTGCTCGGCGCGCCCCTTGTTCCAAGCAATACTGCCGGGGTCGTAGCGCTTGTTGCCCACCTCGTCAAATACCGCAAGTGGCTCGGTGTCCATGATGGCCAACGACTCTTCAGCGATCACGTCGTGGCCTATAACGCGCGCGCGCGCG